AGAACAGTGACAGAGCTTTTGAAGAAGAAGTTATGTTATCTGGTTTCGCAAACGCACAAGTAAAAGGTGAAGGATCTGGTGTATCATTCGATGAAGCACAAGAAACTTTCACTGCTCGTTACACTCACGAGACTGTAGCTTTAGCATTTGCTATCACAGAAGAAGCTATCGAAGATAACCTCTACGATAGATTAGCTTCTAGATACACAAAAGCTTTAGCTAGATCTATGAGTAATGCTAAACAAGTAAAAGCTGTTGAGCCTTTAATCAACGGTTTACCATCGACTGCCACTTTCAAAGGTGGAGACGGTGTTGCTTTATTTAGTACATCTCACCCTACAGTAGCAGGTACTTTTAAAAATACTTTGTCTACTCAGGCGGATCTTAACGAAACTTCATTAGAGCAATCGCTAATCGACATCGCAGCGATGACTGATGAAAGAGGTCTTAGAGTTGCAGCAAGAGGAGTGAAAATGGTCATTCCTTCAGAGCTTCAGTTTACAGCTGAGAGATTGATGAAATCTCAAGGTAGAACTGGAACAGCTGATAACGATATAAATGCAATCGTTTCAATGGGAATGGTTCCTCAAGGATACAGAGTGAACAATTACCTAACTGATTCTGATGCGTTCTATATCATTACAGACGTGCCAAATGGCATGAAAATGTTCAACAGAGCTCCATTGACAACTGCAATGGAAGGTGATTTCGATACTGGAAACGTTAGATACAAAGCTAGAGAAAGATACTCGTTTGGAGTATCAGACCCTAGAGGTATCTTACAATTAAGTCTTTGGACACTCCTCAAGACATAGAAGACGCTATCATTGACAAATTAGGAAAAAATGATATAAAATGGGAGTCTCTTGGAGAAATGCATGATCCAAGAGTAAACAGAATAACCTATGAGGAGGTTATAAATGGAGATGCAACAACATCTAAACGACCTTTACACGAAGAAGAAAGGTCTGGACCTAGAATGGGAGCAGGAGCATCTTAATGAGGGTAGATATACTCTCAATATGGTTAAAATTGACAGAGCTGTTAGAGAAGTAATTAGCCATATAAAACTTGCAGAAGCTAAAAAAGAACATCTGCAAAATAGAATAGACGATGCTGCGCCCGAAGTTTCTGTAGCTACTTAGTAAAAAGCTACATCGTTGAATAAATTCAATTCACATCACAGGCTCTCTTGCGCTCTACTAAAAACTAGTATATAAAATAATCACTATACAATTAATCAGAACGTAGACGAGTATAGTCGACGGCCTAGAGACTACGTTCGTAAAAACTAGGAGGATAATTATGGCAAATACTACGTTTACAGGACCGGTACGATCGGAAAACGGTTTTAAAACAATCGTTAAAAGTGCAACTACTGGTGCTTTAACAAATGAAATGACTTTTTCTCAGTACACTGCAACAGTAACTGTTGCTAACAGTGCTACTACAGGAAAAGAATCAGCAATCGGAATGCCTGATAATTTCATACCTATGGGTGTAACGATCGCTGTAACAACTGCAGCTACTAATTCTGTTACATTAACTGACATTGGAACAGATGCAGATACTGATGGTTTCGTAGATGGAATCTCACCTGCAATCAACTCAACTGGTTTCAAAGGATTTTTCCCTTGCAACGGAGTTTTAGGAATGTCTGGTGGAGCTACAACTGCATCAACTGCAACAGCAGATGAGGTAGAAGTAGTTATCAGTGGTGATCCAGGAGCATCTGGTGTAACAATGGTTTTAAAATTCATTGGTATATCAAGCTCAGCTGACGCTAGTTAATAAATAATTAATGTGGGGCTTTGGCCCCACATTTTAATTTAAGGAGAAAATATGGATTCAGATCAAACAACCTTACAAAAAGATACAGGTTCTATATCTTTATTAAGAGGAGCAAGAACAAGAGTTACTTCTATTCAAGGAAGAGGAGAAGCTGGTTCAGTTTTACTTTTACATGATGCGGCAGCAACAGGAGATGCAGCATCTGGTAATTTAAAAGCTACTTATAAATACGATACAGAAGGATTAGAGGTTTACATACCTGGTTCTGGTATACTTTTTCAAAACGGAGTTTGTGCAACATTAACACAAACATCTGGTACAGATGGAAGTGTTACCATGACAATTACAGGAGCGTAGTAAATGGCTAATACAACGTCGGGAACAGCAACGTTCGATAAAACTTTTGCTATTGATGAAATAGTAGAAGATGCTTTTGAACGTTTAGGATTACAAAACGTTGCAGGTTATCAATTAAAATCTGCAAGAAGATCTCTTAACATTTTATTTCAAGAATGGGGTAATAGAGGTATTCACTATTGGGAAATAGATGAAGTTGATTTAGATTTAATTGAAGGACAAGCAGAATATGATTTTTTTAGATCTAGTGATGATGGCACAAGTGCTACATCTACTCCTAATGGAATTTATGGTATGTCCGATGTTCTTGAAGCACAATTAAGATCTAATAGAACTCAAACAACACAATCAGATTCGCCAATGACAAAAGTAGACAGATCTACTTATGCAGGATTCTCTAACAAATTGTCTAAAGGAACGCCTAATCAATATTGGGTAGAAAGATTTATTGATAAAGTTAGAGTGCACGTTTATCCAACACCTGATTCTACAAATGCATCTAAAGATATGCATTTTTATTATATTAAAAGAATACAAGATGTAGGTGATTATACAAATGCAACAGATGTGCCATTTAGATTTGTTCCTTGTATGACAGCTGGCTTAGCTTTTTATTTATCACAAAAATATCAACCACAACTTACACAACAAATGAAACTATACTATGAAGATGAATTAGCTAGAGCTTTAGCAGAAGATGGATCAGCTTCTAGTACATACATTACACCTAAAGCTTATTACCCAGGAACATAATGGCAAAGTACGCAACAGGTAAACATTCAAAAGCAATATCAGATAGATCTGGTATGGAATTTCCATACAGAGAAATGGTTAGAGAATGGAATGGTGCTTTTGTACATGTGTCTGAGTTTGAACCAAAGCAACCACAATTAGAACCAAAACCTATTTCTGCAGATGGTATTGCATTAAGAAATGTTAGAACAGATAGAACAGAACCATCTGTTACAGTAAGAATACCTGAAAATGGATTTGAAACATATCAATCTGGATCTGGAATTATAAATGTTTTTTCTCCAGGTCATGGATTAACTAGCAGTACAACTTATAGATTTAGAGGACCACCAACTACGTCTGCTGGTGGTAATGTTTTTCAATATGCAAACCCACAAGATTTTGATGGTATATTGGGATCAAATATTGCAAAAGCTGCCGGATATTCAATAACAACAGGATTATATAAAAGTGGTGCAGTAGTTTCAACAGATTATGCAACAACAAACTATTTTCATTTTACAGTTGACACTAATACTGCTACAGTTGGAGAAATAAAAGGAGGCGGGTATGGCTGTTCAGTTGGACCCGTAACGATAGAAGCATGATTAAAAAAATAAAAAATTTTATTTGTAAAATATTAGGTATTAAACAGTGTGCATGTCCAGAAGAGGATGAGCATATAGAATATTACACTAAAGTTCAAGAACCAGAAATACCAATTTATAACAATAAGTTAGAAAAAATAAATAAGAAACATAAAAAGGAAAAAGAATAATGGCTGGATTAAGTGCATCAGGATTAAAAACACAAATAAGAAGTTATACTGAAACAGATTCAAATGTTTTATCTGATTCTGTTTTAGAAAATATTATTTTAAATTCACAGTATAGAATATTTAGAGATGTGCCTATTGATGCAGAAAGAAGACAACAAACTGGTAATTTAGTTGCTGGTCAAGAGTCTATCAACGCACCAGCAGGAGCTTTATTTATTAGAGGTATACAAGTTTATGACTCAAGTTCAGTTATTACAGGAGCTAATGTTTGGTTAGAAAAAAAAGATTATACTTACCTACAAGAATATCAAGATATAACAGGAACAGCTGCAGCTCAAGGTAGACCTAAGTATTATGCTATGTATGGTGGAGGCACAGGAGAATCAGATACGACCTCTGGACGTATAGCTTTTTCACCGACACCGAATACAACATATAAATTTAGAGTTCATTACAATAAAATGCCTGATCTTTTAGAAAATGATGATACTAATTATATCAGCATGAACTTTCCAAATGGGCTCTTATATTGCTGTTTATCAGAGGCATACGGCTTTTTAAAAGGTCCGATAGATATGTTGACTTTATATGAAAATAAATATAAACAAGAAGTACAGAAGTTTGCTAACGAGCAAGTCGGTAGACGAAGAAGAGATGATTACACAGATGGCACTGTTCGTATACCAATAAACTCAGCAAA